GTCAGCCCAGGTGTCAGTTCCAACACCGCCGATAATATATCTGTCACCTTCCGCTGGACTTCCGGGAGGGGTCAATATGTCCGTGTCTTTTACCGAAGAACCGCGAAGAATTGCCGGAATCTGGATGAAGGTAGTATTATCGCGGGGATAAATTTGTGAAGCCGCTTCCAAATTGGCGATATTCAATCCTTTTGTAACTGGAGTAAAATAAATAACCGCCCAGAGTCCAGCAATTAAACTAATTGAACCTAAAACACCTAATAATTTTTTCATTTTCTTGTTCCTTTTGTAATATTGTGGCAATCTTGACAAAGAGTTTGTCCATTATCAATCGCAAATCTCAATTCTGGAAACTTGCTGAATGACTTGATGTGGTGAGCATTTAATTGACCACCTATTTGTTTACATTTTTGACAAGTCCAACCATCTCTTGCGAACACCGCTTCACGCCAGAGGCGGTATTCAATGCTCATTCTAATTCTATGGTTTATAGAATCAATTCCACCTTTCCAAGCAGGACTATTTTCTCCTGTCAAATTCTGACTTTTCCATTTTCCGTGGCATTGTGGGGAACAAAATTTACCTACTCCTTTTTTTGCTTGATATGCTTTAATAAAAAATGATTTATTACATATTATGCAGTTTCTTTTTTGAATATTCCTTCTTTGATATATCGTACAACATTTTATTGAACAAAAATTACTTTTTCCAATTCGTGAAACATTACCCAAAAATTCTTTTCCGCAAATTTTACATATCCGTTTTCTGTCTATATTTTTCCATAACGGATTTTTTGAACCAACAAATTTTTCACTTCTCCATTTACCATAACATTTGGTAGAACAGAATTTTCCCCGCCCATCTTTTATCCTGGCTGGTTTAGTATAAAAACTTTTTCCGCAAATTAAACAGTTCTTTATCATCTTCTATATTATATCACGTATTTTAGCTCCGGCTATCAATCCCGCCGTTACCAGATATTTAAGTATTCGCTTCATAGTGCCTCCGTAATTCTCTTGGCTCAGCCATTCGTTACCTCTCCAAACTGCCGGATTAAATCGCTGTTATCCATAAAAAATAAAAGGGCCTGCTACTCGTGCCATTAGGACAGGAAAAGTAGAGCTCGTTTCAAGGTAATTACTAATGGTTAAATTATTTTTGTTAAGTCTATATACACCCGGAGGGCCAAGAAGAGGTTCCGCTGAAAAAACAACAGAAGTTATTAAGTAATCCCCGTCAACTACGACTCCTCCGAAACTCCCCGTTGGGGAATTTGTTAATATATACGAAATAATATTCCATTCCTTATCGTATTTAAATAATCCGCCAAGGGTAGATATATATACATAATCATCATCAAGGTCAAGCCAATTATAATGAAAGTCAGTACCGTTATGATATAGAACTGTGGGGGCTGATAATATTAAACTACCTGTTGTTTTATCTAATTTAAATAAACCATTATTATTTGTATCAGGGGCGGGGCGCATTCCACCACTATTTGAAGCAATGTATAAGTATTGTTCATCACAACCAAATGCTCCAAAATAATAAGGCGATGTCGCAGGAGGCCAAATACTCTCTAATGTTCGCCTCTTTATTTCATTTAATTCTTTATCAAACCAAATTAAACAACCGCCCGTATAAGCTTGAGTTAAACAATAAATCGTTTCTACATCTCCGCACACGGCAAGTTGGTATGCTCCAGTAGGAAGCACATTGGCGGTTTTTACTGTTACCCCATCACTTATCCTTTTTTTCTTTATACTATTACCAACAGAACCATAAAGATACTCACCGTCAGAAGTATAACGGCATAATTCCGACCAAGGTGAGGATAGTGAGGTTACAGACAAATCATTTTTTATCCGGTAAGCCAAAAAATAGAAAGTGTAGCTGAAATTCGCAAAATAACGATATGGATTACCTACACTCCCCGCCAGAAATACCTTGCCGGTTATCGGATTCTGTGTTATAGATGTAAATGTTTCAGCCATTTATTGCCTCTTATGGATTTGAAATATATGGGCGTTTTGTTTCGTCAGTAGTATATTGTTTTGAATATGTTAAAATCTCGTATTTATCTGTTGATAGGTTATAACCCACAATGCAAATTGAACCAGTCGTTCCGGTAGAAACTTGCCACCATCCCACCGCTGGGGCTGATAATTCTTCTATTAAATCACCCAGTGCCGGTTTATTATTCCAAGTTATGTCTGTTTCAATCCAATCATTATCAGTTTCGTAAATTTTGAAAGTTCCACCAAAAGTTCCCAATACACTAAAAATGTATAGATTTAATTTTTTATTAGCCATTAAATTCCCAAAAAATCCCCACATCCATTGGTCTATCTGCGCCATCCGCACCGATTGTTCCAATCCGTAGTTTGTGTCTGGAAATCCGCTTATAATGCGGGCGTCTTTAATAGGAAAAACACTCCCCGTCAAGAAGATTTTACCATCCACATTTTGCGTAATAGATGTATAATTCACGTTGCCACCGCTCCTTTTGTCCAAGATGCCCCGAAATTCGTTGAGACCGCTTGGTATAAAGTATCAACCGTTGCTATTGTCTTGTAATAAATCACGGTAATCTTTCCGTCAATGTGTTGAATTGCTGACGGTTGTCCATCGGGAATATCGGATGCTTCAAGCGTAACTGGTGAGCCAAAGGCGGTTCCGGTTGCGTCAGTTGAAACCTTATAAAGCAACTTATCCTCATCTACATAAAATACCCATACAATTCCTCGTATGTCAATCATCAAAAAAGGAACCCCGTCCCCCGAAAGTACAATAGTAAATGTGCCTCCTCCACCTGCGTCAGAATTTGCGTAAATTGTAAATGTTGCCATTAGACTACCTCTACTTCCGCACTTAAAGTTACGCCTAAATCAATCGTTGTCTTGTAAAATAATTTAATTGCCCCTCCGACTATTTTGCTATAATAAATCCAGAGACGGTCTAATGAGTCATTGACAATGTAAAATGTCGTAGTCGCTACGCCTGTTTGTATGGTTACCGGAGCACTCCAAGTAACGCCATAGTCGTTGGAATACATCAAAAAAACGCCATAGGTATTACTTGGGTCTAAATCGATATAGCACGAAATAAACCGCCCTGTGCTTTGGGTTGCCGTTTGCGTTCTCGCTCTTACTGTAGCCATTTTAGTGAATGATAACTTTTCGTATCTTATGGTCTTTGACCGCAAAATGTCCGTCTGTAATCGTTATGCTGGCCATAGTTACACTGCCCTGTATGCGTGGGCAATTATCTCAAACTCATCCGTGATAGGCGTATATTCGCTTCCGTCCGTGAATACCAGATGGACGTCATAATCCCAGGTTCCCACCGGCTGATATAAAGTCAATGCCGGGGTTATTTCAAAAGCCACTATGCCAAGCGTCGGATCTCCTTCAACCGAACCGGCCAATTTCTCGATAACATAATTCGCGCCCACGATATTATCAACCCAGACGTTGAAAGCGCCCTTGTCAACCGCCATGTATAAACCTACGCTTATGATTGCTGATAACTGAGCACAATCGCCTAAATCTAAAACGACGTGAGTCCAGGTAGCAGCGGTCAATGCCGGTATATCAAGCGTCTTTTTAGGTGAGGCGCACGAGGCCGTATTGTCTAATAATAATTGCAAATCACCCGCGTCCGTATTAACCGATGATTTTATCCAGAGATGGATTGAGGTATAGCCGGATGATAAGTCAACCGAAGTAATGGCATCCGTGGCCAGAAGTCCGGCCGCAACCCCGTCGGCAACCGCCATCTTTACGCTGCCTTCTCCTTCCTGGAAATCGGCGGTATCAACCGTTACGGTTACATTTTCGGTTACGGCCTCATCCCAGGCTACATCACATAAATGCAATTCAGTATAATCATCGTTGGCCTTGTCTTTCTGCACCGACAGATAAACGGCGGATAAACTGGTAAGGTCCAGGGCATCGCCGTTTGAATCGGTCAGGGTCGCCGTAACAATCCGAGAATTTCCTTTCGGGAGTTCTATTTTATTTACGCCCATAATGCTCTCCTATCCCACAAGCCACCGGGTCGAAAAAGCCGTTGTTAATTTCTGTACGATAAATACCGAGTCCATAGGTTTATCTGCTACCACCCCGCCCATGCCCAGTTCCGCAAAATCAAAATGGTTTAGAAAAAGGATACCTGATGTGTTATCCCCGGAAATTGCGCTCTCCGTTGTTATGCTTCCGGAGATAGCGTCAGCATCTATGCTGTCTGCGATATCCTGATACATTATTCGTCAGCCCGGTAACTTTCGTCATCCGAGTCATAAGCGAATATCCGCAAAGCGGCCGGTGATTTCTGCATCAGTTTGACATAATCCCCTTTACTGACCGCCTCCATCCCGCGGACCGTAGCATTATAGTCCAACATCCCCTTCTCCTGACGCCGCTTCTCTTCCTTCATGATGCCTTCTACCAGTCCGGTTGCCGTAATAACGGTATTCACGGTTGCCGTAGCCCGGAATTTACTACCCTGGACGTTCAAGGCGGTGATTAAATACCTGCCATCAATCCCGGCGTCCGAATCCGTCCAGGCGATTTGCTGGTATAAGTGCATCGTCTGATATTCTTCAAAATTATTGATTCGAAATACAGGGGAGGCGTGTTCGGTAGTATAATAGTCGTATAATGCCAGCAGATAGCGCCCGATACCCTCCCAGTTGGTAAAAGTCGGGTCAATGATTATCAGATGCCTGCTCTCCCCGATTTCTTCCTCTAAACTTGAATGCAGGCCCATCCCGCAGAGGATATCTCCCTTTTTATAATTCCAGCTCGGGTTGGGATAGGATTGATTGTCAGCGGCCGCTATTCCATAGATAGAAAACCTTGTCCGGTAGAGGTCAACCGATTTATACCCTACATCGGTCACCACTGCCGTATCTGCGTCAAAGGTCCAGTCCGCATCATCGTCTGATGTCGGTTTCGGCCGGAAATACAACCCGCCCCGGTTGCTTGAGTCCGTATCCGGAGATAGAATCCAGCCGGAGAAGGCCCGGACTCTGCTTATAAATTCCCAGGGCATTACACCCCGGCCATATTGCCAGTTCGGGTTCTTATCATCCCCGGAATCGTTTAGAAGATGATAACTGGCTGGGACCGTAGTATCAGCGGAAACCGCAGCGCACCGGATGGGTACTCCATGTCTTTCTCCGAGATGCTCCATCAGGTCAACATCCGTCCATCCACGGCCATCGTATGTTTCGGCCACCAGATTCGGGTTTGTCCGCAACCGCTTGGTAATATCCTGGCAGTTTATTTCCAGGTCGTACACTCCGAATGTAGGCCGCTTGATTTCTTTTGTATCCAGGCAGGAGACCATCCGCAGGACTTCGCTTGCGTTATTTGCCAGGGTAACATAGGATGTAACCAATCCGGCCTTCGTCGTGTAAATATTTGAGTATTTACCTACAACGTCTTTGGCCCGGATAACAGCGGAGAGATTTCCTCCTAAAAAATCGCCGTTCTGGTCGCCTTGCCAGGATTCCTCATAAGTGCGGATGGTTCCGTTTATCTCTAAGGCGGATCCGCTTGCGGTAGATCGGGACGGCGCGCCGTACATTCTGAACCGGTACAATACCGGGGTAGTATCTCCATCCCCGGTCAATCGAACGTTGGCATAGACGCCGAACTTCTCTATTGCTTCCCGGCCAGTTTGGTCTACAGATACATCCTCACCGGATGCGTCATTCCCGCCGGCGAAGGTCTCCATTGTTACGGTGGTCCCGGTCGGCTGAATATATTTGAGTTCCTTTGAAGGAGCCGTGCTCATTACGTAACCCGGAAAGGTAATCTGGGTGGAAAGGGAGCCTGAGGTAGGAAAGGCGAGGCGCTTAAAACCGAAGACGCCGGCGCCATCAGTTTCAATTTTTAATGAAGCCTCGCTCATCATTATTGCTGGGTATTCTACTTCGTTTAGGTCCTCTTCCATCAAATAATCCTTAACATCTAATGCGACGGTTGTATCTAATCCTCCAAATCCCAAAAGGATATATTTATCTACTATAAAAACCGTAAGAACATTTAAGTCTTTAGCGGAACCATCTGAAGGATAAAAAGATTCGGGAATCGTTATTTCCCACTCCTGAATTCTTTCTGTTTCTGCGCTTTCAACTCCAGGTATAATTCTTGTTATCCCAATTTTATTTCTCGGTAACAAAGCAATAATAAGCGATTCTAATCCATTTTCAAGAGTAACAGTAAAGTTCGAAGATAAATCTGATGGGGTTGCATATTTAGTCCAATATAAAACAAACCCTGGATTCAGACCAAAGGTTTCTGCTGATTCTAATGACCATCCGTCCGCGGTTACATCCGTCTGGTGTAACATCTTCAATTCCGGCATACCCGGCATAGTCACCAAAGCCCAAGTCCCACCGGTTGTCGTTACCGCCTCATCGTCTCCGTCCGTAAAAGCGCCTTCTGACCCGCCCATTGATTTCAATTCCAGGTCCGGCCGTAGGATAATAGATTGAGAGTTCTTTTCCCAGAATAGATTCTTTTTTACCGTGGCGTCGTGCCGTCCAGTTACGGCTGCCATAGAAATCAAGGAGTCGAAATCCGCAGCAGTCCACTCTGCATTGAAACCGGCCGCGTCTACAATGCCGTTTTCAGGATTCCCGAAGACCAGTCTCGCGTGATTAACGTTGTAGGCCATTAGCAAAACTCCTATTACGATAAATGCAATCCATTTTTTGCTCATATCTCATTGCTAATTAACAGCATTTAGTTTATCCAATTCCCGGTCCAGGGTACGGTGGAGTCCGGCCCGGGTATCCACGTTGACGGTTAATTGCAGAACCGTATTACCACCGGCCCCTTGACTAATAGATGGCGCCATAGTGCCAAATTCTTTACCACCACCAGTCAGGATAGCCGAGGGCTTAAATTCAAAGGCCCCGATAAATTCGCTGACCATATCCTTCTTTTTCCCGATTACATCATCTATTGCGTCTCCTACCCCGTTATAGGCATCTGTCTGATTATTGACCGCAGAGGTAGTTTTATCAATATCGGCTTTGACTTTTTCCTCGGTGGAAAGAAATGCCTTAAGGTTATCCCCCCATTCTTTGGCGGCAAGAACATTATCATAAGAGGCCCGTCTCATTCTTTGGCATTCTTTAACAAATTCATCGGCAATTTTTAAATAGTCTTTTGCTGTTTTACTCAACCCAAAACTTAAAACAACCATAGCCTGGGCCTGAATTTTCAAAACACGTCCAATACCTTCTCCCACAAGATAGACCGCGGTTCTTAATATATTCCAGGCCCCGACCATCGTAGGGATAAAATCCCCAATAAACCACTTGGCGAATCTTGAAAGCGATTCACCCATAGTTTTAGCCCACGCCTTAATTGCTTCGGCATTCTCTTTGACGTAGGTTATTAAATTTTTTATAGCGGGAGCAAGACCTTCTCCGATATACCCTGCGACGATAACCATAACATTCTTTAGGGTCGTTAATTGTGAAGAAAGCCCTTTTGACGCCGTGTCATATTCTATCTGCAAACTGGTCCCTCTTGACCATTCGTCATTCGCCATTTGAATGTTCTTGCGGACTATCTGTGATGCATCCGCTAATTTCATTAAAGTCCCCGCAGTCCTGATTCCAGTTAAACCTAACGTCTCAAGCGTTGCCGCTCGCGCTATTTTATCCATCCTGCCTAAACTTTCGCCCAATGCCATAATTGCGTCTATGGGTTTATTTCTTATCATCGCAGCGTAATTCTCAAGAGACATCCCGCTGGCACTTGCAAACGCCTCTGTGTTAGTCAACATCTGCATCATAACCTGACTCATTGCCGTACCGCCTACCTGTAACTCAACACCTACATCTCGGAGTGCCGCGCTTAATCCCATTACCTCTGGGGTTGTAAGTTCCAAAGTTTTCGCCGCACCGCCCATCCTTAACGATAAGTCCAGTATATCGGCGGCGGTCGCAGTGGTATTGTTAGACAATTCATTCATCACCGAGCCCATCCTTTGTATCTGGCTAATGTCTTCTCCTAAAACAACCCTTAATCTTGCCATCCCGGTTGCGGCCTCTTCAGCACTTAAATCTGTCGCTACTCCCATTTGAGCGATTGACTCTGTAAAGGATAAGATATTTTTCGTTCCGTGAATGCCTAATTGTCCGGCGGTCGCGGCAATACTCTGGATATCCTTAATAGAAATTCCCGTCATACTGACGGCAAGGTTTTCCATTTCTTTCTTGAACGCTTTTAGTTCTTCGCCGGCCATACCTGTCGTTTTAGCAACCCGGATAAGCCCCTGTTCTAAATCTGCGAAAGTTTTTACTGCCATTGTTACGCCAGCCGCTATTGCAATGGCTAATCGTTTAAAAGCCCTCTTTAACATCGCAACAGACGCCGCGTTGGCCTCCATAAAACCCTTCGTTTTAGCCGTGAATGTCCGTATCTCACTCTGCGCCCGTGAAAGGCCAGTTGTCAGAGATTTTATTCCCGCGACGACTTCCACCGATAAAGTCCCTACATTTAGAGCCATTATTGCTCCTTCTTTATCTCTTCCACGGTATCTTTAATGTTTCTAATCAGGATAAAAGCCTCCGCCTTTTTCTGCGGCAACTTCATTAGCTTATCCCCAAAAACAATAAACTCTTGATATTCGTTTATAATTGTCAAGCCCATCCCATCACTTTTTCGGAAATCTGCTGCGTCTTCATACCTGACTAAAGAGAAATCTAACCAATCACAGACGGCTCTTCTGATGTTTTTTTTTCCGCTGCACTCAGTCTAACAAGTTTCGCCGCCTCGACGAAAAGTTTATCTACCGTTCCGGGCGGTAAATACCTCCGGTAATTCTGCAAGTTCTGTGTAATTACCCTCCCCTCAAAATCAAACTTGGGGCTGATAACCACCTTTTTGCCGTCCTTATCCTTAACATCCCAATCAACCAGCGAGAAGTAAACCGTAAGGTCATTCATCGTCCCTATCTTTACCTTCATCTGGTCAGAACCCGGGGCGACGTCATAACTTTCATCGTTGATGTAAATCTCCGCCTCGTGATTATAGGCGTCTAATTGAAAAGCGTGTTCTCCAATCTTAATCTCTTTCAAGATATCCTCCTTATGCTATCGTTATGTCCTCTGCGGTAAAAAGCACACCCTTGCTGGCAACAGCCGCTGGACTAAAGTCTTCGTTTTTCTCCGACAGGTTGCAATTGGACAAGGTAATGACGCAGGTTTTTCCGCCGGATGTAAACGTAATTACCGTGCTGGCAATAGCCGCCAGAGTATCACCCATCGGCAGATGCGGGGTTCCCGCCTGCGCCCGTAATGTCATACGGAAATTGACGTAATCCTGCCCGGCATCTGCGAAAGCGTCGGCCAACCGGACTGCCGCGGCTGATGGGGTAGCCATCACCGGGTCCAGTTCCACCTTGTGCGTAACAGAGATGTCAAACGAGCGAATCGCCAGGCCTGTAATCCCTGTAATTGCAAACTCATACCAGAGATAAACCGGGGTGGACGCGGTGATGCTCATAGTCTGGGCGCCGGACGTTTCCGCGCCGCTTCGGGTCAACCAAGAGAAAGAACCGGATAGTTTCCCGCCGGCCTCTCCTTTTAGGGACCAGCCGGTACACATAGCGTAGTTGTGGTCTGCGGCCCAGTTGGTATCACCCGCAGATATTCCAACCTCCGGCAAAGCACCAGCAGTGCGTATGCCGTAAGAAACCAGCAGCCCCTTCATATCATCGTTGACGTCAAAATCCACCGTTCCACTTCCCGACGCAAGTCCCGGCCGGGTTGATAATGGGATAGCACTTCCGATGCCTACCAGCGGGATGGGTTCGCTGTGCAAAGCGTGATTCCCTCCGGTGATTATTCCCTTATAAACAAAGGTTGGAGACGCGCCCGCTGCCGCAAATCCGAAATTTTGAATCCGTCCTGTCGCCATTTAATTACCCTCCTTTTCTGCCTTCTTTTTTTTGACTTCCGGTTTAATCTCACTGAATCCCGGAATGGTTAAAAGCAGGTCCGCCTCCGCGTCCGGTTTCTCACCCTCCCATCCCGGTTCAAAGGTTCCGAACTGGTTGGTATTCCCTTCATCTCCATCATACTTTAATTTTTTCACGATTCCCTCCTTCTTAAAGACCTATCTTTGTTACCGCCAAGTCCATAACGACGTGATGGCAGCGTACGCTTCCCTGCATTACGATATCCTTTCTGATATTAGTCGGCGGTCCATTCTCATTCGTTACCCCTCCGATCCGGTAATTATCCCGGAATTTGGTGCAGATTGCTTCAACCAGAACGTCAAAGGTATAATCGGAAGACGAGGCAAGGGTGGCATTATCCGTAAACTGATACCATCCCTCTATCGTCCAGGCGAATATTCTGTCTTCAACCGCGCCTACCCCTCCGCTTTCTTCTTGAATTTCCGTACTGTAAAATTGCCAGCAATTTACGATGGCGCTGGAGACGAAAACACCGTCAAATGATTCCGGGTCGTCCAGTATGCGCCGATGGTCCCAAATCTGGCCGATTCCAGTGGTCCCGGTCAATAATGTTTTAATCCCTGCTCTTATCGTCTCCATCTATAGTTTAATGGCCTGATACAGCCATCTCGATTGACGAAAGTAAACGTGCCAGGTTGCATCCAGTAAATCCGGGCCCATCCAGTCAAAAAGAATCTTGACATGCCCGAAGTCCGTGGCCGTGATAGTCGCATTATGCAAAGTGGCGTATATTTGACGTAGGATTGCATCCCGGTCGCCGTGCCAGGCCGTAGTCTGAAACGAACCTACCCTGGGGAAGTCCCCGGAGGCGGCTAATTCGGCAAATGTTACGACAGGGAATACTGGGGTCTTGGGTGGGTGTAAAAAGTAGATGCCATAGGGGTCAGCGGCTTTGCTTAAAAGACTGCGAAGCGTGGTGTCCGCCTGGAGTAACGCAAAGACGCTTGCTCTTAGTGTCGTTGCCATCGTTTTTTACCCCTTACCCTTTACCCTTATCCGTGCTTCTATCGATGCAAGGCGGCTTCTACCCGCCGTTTCAAGACTTCCTGGGTTGCTACCAGTGCCGGCCAGAAGAACGGCCAATCCGCTTCAACGTAAGGTGCATACTCCATGGTTGCGTAGGAAATTGCTGAAACTTCATTGTAATCGACCTTTTCCAGTACCTGAGTAATGCTATTCGTCAGGTTACTTGTCTGGTTGGCGTACCGTCCGCTCGCATGCGCCATATTGCCCTGATGGTTGGCCTTGGCGTGGTTAGAGATATCAACGCTCGTTTTTTCCACGGCCTCGGCTACGTCCCGGAGCATTTTACTGCGCTCCATCATCAAACGGTTGACTATCTCTTGCGTTCCAGATACTTGTTTTGCCATTATGCCGGCTCCCCTGTTGCCGTAGTTACGAATGCGGTAATATGGTCAATGTAAACTTTTGGATAATTGACGGTTCCCCAGGTACCATCGACCCGATAAATTCTGTCCCCCGCCTGAACGTCAACGGTCGTTGCAAAGAATACCTGCGCGTCGCTCTTGACTTGCAACCCGGCCTCTGCTCGCTGGGCGGCCCCGCTTATCGGTTGCCAGGCACCGGAAGGGGTACTTGAAGTTGCCCAGGTCTCGGTTGCGCCAGCCGAAGCGTAAACGACCGTAGACCGTTTAATTGTCAAGGTCTCAGACCAGTCGGCAAGAATTTTAGCAAAATTCGCTCTCAGGGTCGTTACGTCAACACTCATTCCATTACCTCGCTTACATCTTCCCCGAATTCGGTTACTTCTATCGCCTGGGGTTCAATCACTTCCGCAGAGGTCGGATTATTTAATAACTGTTCCCTTAAATTTACCAGATAATCGCCGTATTCCTTAGTGTTATAGGATATATCCCCTATCCGATAACTGACCTTCGGATTGGCGATTAAATCGGCCAGGGCTGTGTTTATACTCGTTAAAAGTTCCGCCTCTGTCGCCATTTTATTTGATTTTTCTTAAGATATCCTGAATTTCCTGAATGGTTCTCGCCATCTTTACCTGCATGACGAACTCCTGAACGGCCTTATCCCTGTTGTTAATCTGTGCCTGTATCTGCTGAATCCTTATCGTTTGATTTCTTACCAGTAGCCGGTTGGTGGCATATAAACCTAAATCGGCAACCGTAAGAACGACAATCAGGCAACATAAAATTATCAAGATGATGGTTTTCTCTTTCATTGGCCCCCTTTCAAAAGGCGGTTGATTGTGGCTCAACCGCCAAAGCCCGTTTGTTTAGTCAGCAACCGAAGTCGTTACCTTTTCCCAGGATGTATCCGACCCGGAATTGTCCACACAGAGATAGATTTTCCCGGCGGAAGACAGATAAAGCGAACCGGCCGTCCTTGCACCCAGAGCAGCATTTACCGCCGCTCTCGTGGTTGCGCTCCCGGCGTTGACCGTAGCACCGTTAGACAGGCGAATTTCGGCGGTCCCGTAAGTTACAGCGTTGTATCCTCCGATTGCGGCGGAGTATAAATCCAATCCGTAACTAAAAGCGTTTCCGGGTGTACTGGTTAAATACCTAACCGCATAGGCGGCTCCGGCACTTGTAGTTCCTGAATCACCGTCAAGCAAAGCAACAAAAGCACCGTCAGCAGTCGTGGTTAAATCTCCAATCCAACCCAATACGCCGCAAGCGGGGTATGTGGTGGCATTTGTCCCGGTGATGTTATACATACCCACCACCCCCGCCATGTAAGCATCGGTGGCTGCTATATCTGAACCGTTTATCTTATTGTAAGACGATAATCCATAAGACGGGGCGGTCGTTCCCCAAGTACCTGATACCGTCAAGTTGGAATAGGTTGCTATCGCCGTTACGTCGGTTGAAACAGCCTGGGTTACGTTCAGGTCGTTAAATGTCCCTGCCGCAGAAGCATTAGCCCCGATAGTCGTGCCGTCTATTGACCCGCCGTTAATATCGGTCGTGGTTACGGTTCCCGTGTTGGCTATTCCACCGGTAAACGTAACGGCCTTGTCAAAGGTGTATCCGGCGCCCTGAGTTGACGTGAAGCCCCAGGTTGCAGATGTCGGGGTCGCGTTGGCCGTGAGGGTAATTTCCAGGGTTTCAGATGTGGTTGCAGACCCGTCCGAATCAGCATCGCCCACAATTTTCAGCGAGGGGATAACATCATCGGCAGCCGTATTCCCAACGTGAAGGTCGGCTCCATCCACAACGATAGTTCCCGCGGTGTTGAACAGTAACCGTTCGTTGTCTATTACTCCGACATAATCGCCGTCGCCAAGCGCAAAACCGGTTGACGCCGTGATAATCGTTCCGCCTACTCCGGCGTCAGATGTAACTGTTCCGGCTGTGAAATCACCTACCACATCCGTTGCCGGTGTAATGGTGATTGACGGAGTGGACGAATTAAAGACCATCATATCGGTCGTTCCCCGGACGATACTCAAAGCATCGGCCACGCTGTCTTTTAAGGTGATATCGTAAACACCCGTACCGGATACCGACATATCAAGGTCGTCGCCTAAATACAGTTGTTTGGTAACGGCCATACCGCCGGAAAGAACAGCAGAGGCGGTCGTCAGGTTAGAAGCATCGGTAGCATTGGTAAACGTAATCAACCCATCGGCTGTAATTGCGCCGATTCCGGTCATTGCGCCCGTAGCAGATATATCCCAGTCGGACGAGTCAATGGCCACGGTTGCCGTGCCGTCACCCAATGTCAGGGCTCCGGTTGTTCCCAAAGTCGTAAAAGAACCAGCGGCCGGGGTCGTGCCTCCGATTATGGTGTCGTCAATCGTGCTGGTCCCGGATACGGCCACCCCGGTCAGGTTGCTATCCGAAATACCCCACTTACTAACCCGGGTATTTGTATAGGTTGACCCTGCGGACCAGAGAACAGCAAAAGCGGCCAGCAAAATCAATGTGGTTAAAATCGGTATTCTAAATTTCCTCATGGTTTCTCCTCCATCTTTTTTGGGGCCGGAGACCCGGGAAATCAGCATCCCCGGCCCCTTATTTCACCGCTCCCCGCGGTTTATGCCGAACTGTAGATAACGTACCGATAGTCCTGGGCGCCGCACTCTCCGGCATACCGGACTTTGTAACTGGCCGTGATGTCTCTGTTCCAGGAATCTTCGTTGTCCGTGCTCTTCCGAGTCAGTACCTGTAGAGGAATTATCTCCTTCCACAAGAACTCTCTTTTGAAATCCCCGAAATACCAATGGCTCGAGGAGACCGCGTCCAGGTACGGACTGGAGATTGGCGCGAACATACCTACATACGGATTGGGCTGTTGGTTCGCCCCTCCGATGAGTACCGCGCTCTTGTAGATACTGGCCGCTGTCATTTCCAGCGCTATCGGGACCAGGATGTTTTTGGCTTCCGAAATAATCGGGTCGCCGTTGACATCCGTCATTGCGGCCAGAAGTATCCGAGCCGCATTGACATCAGTGTGGTCTACCAGTGCATCGGTAACCACGTTGGCATGTCCCCCGGAATACAGGGCTGTCTGTACGCCCTTGGGGTAATACGCCTTATATCCGGTCTGGTCCTGGATGGTATACAAGATGTGTTTCTCCTTAAACGCAGCAGCGGCAAGACCAATCTTCCCGGCCTCAACCAGGATGGACCCGGTCTGGTCGTATCTTATCGCCTCTTCCGTGATGTCCAGGATGGTGCCGTACTTGTCACCGGCAATCGTCACCCAGTTTTCATCGATATCCGCATCCTTGGCGTACGGCATACCGGCCTTTACCTTCCGCATGGTTGCTTTCAAACCGAAACCGCCTACCCTGTCCGTCTCAAGAGACGAAGGGAAAGAGGTCACCAGTTTGTCGCCAACGGTCGGAGCCGCCAGGTAGGAATCCATAATCTTTTTGGAAATTAGGAGTCCCGTAAGGGTCGGAAAAGCCGTCTGGTCCACTGCCTCGTAGATTTCCCTTATCGAGAAATCATCCGGCCGGAGTTCCGGCTTCGCGTCACCCTTGGCTTCCATCAGTTCGGCGATTTTCAACGCCAAACCATCCGCGCCCAGGCTTTCGAACAAATCCTTGATGCTTACACCTTTTCTTCCTAACATGTGGTTCCTCCTTTCTGCTTGTTAAAAAAATCTTGTTCTTATCCGCCCCTTATCTTAGGCGTTGAATGTGTTAAGCAGTGTCGGCATGAGTTTTACCTTGATGTCTCCGCCGGTTGTATCTTCTTCGATGCAGAATCCAATCGGGCTGGTTGTGCCTTCCACGACTGTCTGATCTTCGCAGTGATCAGCGGAAGCGTAAATCTCTACCGCATCCCCTACGTTTATCGAAGCCGCTGTCTTCTGGGTCAGGAGCCATACTCCGGCAGTTCCAACCCTGACCGGTTCGGTCTCTCCGGAAGCCGAAGCACTTTCGGCAATCCCGATAAAAATATCCGCACACGCTTCTCTGTTTGCGGCCGCATCACCGGCATCAGCCAGGTCAGAAGCCTGGATTGCGTAATCACTGGACAACAGAACGAAATCGCCAATCTCAATAACCGTGGCACTTTCCACCGGAACCAGAATCGGCTGGTCGTCTCCGTACAAATGTCTTATCTTGTTCGCCATTTTTTTACTCCTCCTCTCTTGTTAATTGACCTTTTAGTTTTTGTTTCCCGATGTCCTTATTGTCTCTTGAGACTTTCCGCGATGTCCTTATTTGACAGTTCTTTTCCGTTGACAATAACCTTTCCGTCTTTGTTTTCCATGATGTTCTTGCCGGTACCCATATTCTTTACTCCACCTGCGGGTTTTAAGAACGTTTCCCGGTCCTCAATGAGGGCCTTCATTCCGTCCTCAACCGAAATGGTTTTGTCGCCTTCCTTTTTTTCTTGGATGGCCATCAAGGTGCTCTTGAATGTTTCCGTCTGCGCTTCGACCGGCAGTTTGCTTTCTTTCAGGAGTTTTTCCATCGTGGCTGTTTTCTCAGCAATCACTTCCTTTGCTTTATAGCCGTCAACTAAAACCTTGGCTTCGTCCAGGTCTTTTTTGAGACCCTTTACCTCTTCTTCTCTGGATGCCGCGCCTTCTGTCTTGATACTCTCTACGATGTCCTTTCGATTATCCTGCAAATCCTTCACCGTGAGTTCTGCCCATTCCATATCTCCCACCTCCCCTTTTTGTTTGCTTTCAAAGATACTCTTGGTCGTCCCGCCCTCAGGAACCAGGTCCACACTGGAACGATGTCCCCACTTAGTCCTGGGCGAGAGTTCTTCCACAATTTCAATTCCGAGACTGTTCCGGGGTTGTACCCGGCCGGCCGCGTGTATGCTGTTCCCGGCTGCCGATGGATTTTTTTCCGCAATAGACATAACTAAATTAGCGTCCGGTACGTCATAGAGGACTAAATCGTCGGCTACAATTTTGTCGGCAATCCGCTTGACGCCGCGATAGAATCCGTACTGTTCGCGTACGGAACGGCCGTTCCTGGCTTCCTTGTCTCCCGGATGGTCTATGAAAGCCGGCGCCCCTTCGAAAACTTCGGTCGCCCTATCCAGGCAATCATCGGTATAGGTGCGGTGTATCTTGCCGGCGGTATTTACGCTGTTTTTGGAGAGAAGAACGACATTGTGGATAATCTTGTTCTCGCGGTCTACCTTGCTTTCGGAGAGGACTGATTCGGTGAGGATAACTAACTTCGATTCCTTCGGCATAATGGCCTCCTTTATTTCCTGCGCCTTTGCATTGGCTATTCTTACGGCCTTCCCCTCACAATTGGCCTGATTGCCTCCGTTATGAAGGCAGAGGTCAAGGGTACTATTGGCAATCGAGACCCAGGCCGCTTTTTGTTTATCGGATAGTCCTTTTGCAAATCTGTCTACGTCTTTTAATTGCCAAGGCATCTTGACTCCAAAAAAAATACCCGACCAGAGCGTTATGCTCCAATCGGGTATTCCCGTTCGGGATTAACCGTTGCGAATCAAACCTGAATTTTCAATACCTCGGTCTTTCTGATATCGTTTATCGACCCAAGATGATAATTTATTTCTACTTTACCACAGAACTTTTGCTTTGTCAAATCGTGCAATATCTTTTTAGCCCAGACAAGTTTCGCGTCTGTATTTTCATTATACCTTGGCAATTTTTGTTTGTCAAGTGTCATTTGGATTCATCGGTTACTAATTCAAGCCAGCACTCACAATTCGGATGCAGTGGTATCGTCGGCTCATTTCCTTTTTCGTATTCCGTACCATCCAGGGCCGCCCAATCTTCACAGGGATTCGCCCCGCCGGTTCTCCAGACGTAACCCATTACCCAGTCTTTATCCGCAGCGTAACGGAATTCGCCCTCATTAAAGGCGCGGTTATACTCAGTCCGCGCAAACCTCATTGCGTTCTGGTAGGCGGATTTATACACCCCAGTCCCGGGCTGGTAGGCGGCCTTCACCTTTCCGCGCAAGGTCAGGGGTTGCGAAAGAAAGCCACGGATATCCCTGCTCAACCGGGCCGCGCTGTCTCCCTGAAGAACTGCCATTTGCAATTGCGCCCGCATCGCCTTTTCCGCGGCCCAGGTCAAATCCCATACCCGGTCGGATAAAGTTATTCCTGCGGATGGGTTTTTAAGAAGGGCAGCCATCGCATTTTTGTTTATTTTGCCCCATTTGCTGTCTTTAAAGGCCTCCTCTTTAGCGTCGTACTTGCGCACCTTGCCGTCTTTGCCGATAAAGGCGCTGCCGATTTCTATCTTGATTCCCCCTTTCAATCCGGCGCCGGCCATCCCCTTTACAGCCGATTCCATCCCCAGGTTGACCGAATTACTCATACCCCGGACTATCTGGCCCTTGATTGCCGGACGCAAGGCTGCCATTTCCGCCTGAATGGTATCAAGTAGGGGTTTTAACCTGGCCGCTGGTATCTTACCCATCGTTTCGGCCTTTGCTATCCTCTTTGCGATATTATCCGCCGATTGCTGGAGAAGGTTATAAATCGCCTTCTCCTGCTCGGCTGAATAGGCAAGAAAATCCCGCCGAGATTTAGCAGTCCCTTTCTTAATCAGTTCAGCTCTTTCCGCAGGAGTGGCCATATTTACTTTATCGTTTGGGTATAAAGTTCTTCCGCTTCCAACCAATTAAACGCCAACAGGTTTATTGCGTCCATCTTTGTGTTTTTGGTAATGTTGTGGTTTATATATCTGTGCATTTCCGTTGGGATATAAATAACCCTTGTTGTATCAATGTGATGACTACAAGAACCATTAAAATGTTGGTTTAAAGGAACAAAACTAAGTTGTCTTTTGGCAGCGTTCGCTTTCCGTTGTGCTGTCCTTCCTTTCAATGTTTGGAAATATCGTCTGTGACTTTCTTTTTTTATCTCTGGGTGTTTTAGCCAATATTCCTTTCTCTGCTCACGGTTTGTTAATTCCCATTTATTCTGATATTCTCTTCTCTGTTTAGAATGTTCTATTCGCCATTTTTTACGACACACCCTCATTTTCTCTGGATGGACTAACCGATATTTTTTATTCCGCTCCTTTATCTGTTCAGGGTGTGTTAAACGATACTTTTGACACGCTTTTTTATCATACATAATTTATGTTTCCCCATCCTCCGGTGGTATCACATCTTCTTCCGGCGGTCTCTCTTGGCCGTCATTCTTTGCCTCTTCCCGGGCCAGCTCCTCCTGCTCTTCGTCCCAATCATATCCAAGTTTAGAAGAGGCCGTCCTATCCGAAACCCATCCATTAACCCTTTGCATATTCAGGGCCTCGGTCTCTTCTTTGGCGTTCCGAGATATCAGGGTGGCAAAGTCAATCTTACATTCCAGGGAGGTCGGGCTTTCTATTGTCTCAACGATATCCTGCTTCTTCTCCGCATCCCACTTTTTGACCATCCGCTTCGTTGTGGCCGGGATTTCTTTTTTATCAATCCCGTACTGAATCGCCTTTCGGTACATCACCTCAATCGGCTTAGCGAACTTATCCTGCCAGGACTCAAAGGCCTTGACTGCAGGGGATTCGGCCACCATCGTGCTGCTGTAATTGGCATTTGAGGCGTCCCCGGTCACCATATACTCGGCCATCCCGGAGCCGCAAACTATCATCAACAGAAAAGCCCGGCCATCTTCTTTTGTGTCCGTGGCGTTGATGTTCAGGTTGGCGTATTCGTACTCCGTTCCCTTGTTGGCGATAATCACCGAGCCGGAAGGCGGTATCTTCTTTTTAAGCGCAACCTGCCCTGTCCTGGCTGTAGCCGCTTGGCCGGTGTTATTTGAAAACGTATTGACGTCCCCGGTTATCTTTTTAATCAGCGCGTGGACGCTCCGGATTTTGTTCAGATACCATCTGTCATTTAACCAAATTTCATACTTCTTAATCCACGGCGCAACCCGGGTTAAAAATGATACTCCCCTCTGAACGTTGCTATCAACCAGAATCTTAAAATGCAATATCTCTTCGGCTGCAATTGTCTCTGTCCTTAACGTTCCCTTGCCTACGCCATCGGATACGGTCCAGGTGCGGAAATAGTTTATTGGCGTCTCAATATCATCTTCGTCGCTCTCTATCCCATATTGCCAGGTCCCGGAATTATCCTTAATCTCGGATGGTTCCACAAACCGGAGAAGTTGTACCCTTCCGCTGGCTGGTTCAAAGAAGCGCAAAAAGAACTCACCCGCCCGCAGGGCCCGGGAGACCATCTCTTTAATCCGTTCGTCCAGTTTATTCTCCCGGTAGAACTCCCACCAGTATTCGGCTACTTTCGGGTCTTCGTCAACCGGGGTTACGGTGGCGTCCTTGCCCACGATAAAATTAACCATCGTGTCTATCAGGCCACCAGCAATCGGGTTGGTATAGTATAATTTCTCGGCCTGTTCCTGCATAGTCTGGATATCGGCGCCGGAATATACGGCCTTTGCGCTTATGGCCGCCCATTCGTCCTCGTCTTTATCCTGGACGAAGGTCGGCAACCCTTCCATAATCTCCTGGGCCTTGCGTAATTGCAATAACTGTACCCTTGCTTCGGCTCGCCTGATTCGGATTCCTTCAAACATGGTTACCTCCTATGCCTCAATTATAATTTCGTCATCCGCCGCTTGTGCGAATTGGATGGGATAAAAAACATTCTTCAGCGCATCAATCCAGTCCGGCGACCGGCCCCCTATCGCTTTTTTGATATCGTCTTTATCCTGAATCTGTATCTTGCCATTGCTCTTGGTAACGTAATGGATGGCGCTTATTTCTTCTTCCAGTTCCGGGCAGGGCGGAATGGCCAAATCAAACTTAAATGCCGGGTCGAGCGCATCCCTCAATGCCCAATGGAGATATGCCCTCATATTAAGAAAAGTGCGGGTGCCGGTCATATCAGTCAATCCTTCGGCGGATTCCGAACCTTTGACGCTTATCGCACCGGATACACCTTGCTCAACCAATCGGGAGAATACCCCGGCGCCTTCTCCTATCGTGTCAATCAAGGCCAGGCCGCCCCCTGCAATGCGGTTCTTTATCTGTCCGGCGGTCGCCATATGGATTTCTGCCGGGTTAGGTGGCATCGGAATAACCTCAAATTTTTCAATATACTTTTCCCGGCGGGGTACGAATATCGTATTGTCATTACCCATTCCGGCAACGTCAACCCCAAGCCGGAGTAAAGCAGGGGTGATATTAGTGCCCTGCATCTTACGCCATCTGTCATTTGCCGCCTCCAACCAGGAGAATGGAATCAGGATATCTTCCGATTCGGATGGGAACCGGCCCATCACTTTTATCAAACACAGATTCCCGGGCCGATACCACTTTCCTTCCCATCCGAAATCATACTTTGTCGGGTTTACCTCTGCCTGGGATATTTCAGTAACCCATCCGGGCTTATTGACCCGCTCGTTAATCCATTCCCAGTCAACCTGGCCGGGGTAAATAATCTTCCGGGCGGTAACATTAGGGGCTTGCAGGGAATTGAGCGTAAATTTGACATACTCGGGCGAACGCATCGCTTTATAGGCGTGTCCGGTTATCCGATTCGGGTTGAAGACAATCAAAAGCCGGCTGTTACCGGTCAAGATACCTTCTATCGCGTCAAACGTAGTCTGCTCTATTCCGGAGGCCTCGGTTACGATCACCATAATATTCGGCGAGTGGAATCCGGACCAGTCCTCTGTTGCCTTATCCCCAGCCTTGAAACCAATCAGGAACCAGTCCGGGTCGGTCGGAAGTTTAATCATGTTGGCCAGTAACTCACCGCCCAACGGTACCCGAGTTTGACCCCAAATCTTTGATATCTCCGACATCATAATTGCGGTTACTTGCCGACCGGTAGGAGCCGTGCAGACTACCTTTGAAGGGCTATTGAGGTATAAGAAGCAGAGCGCGGCGACCGCAGCGACATAATCTTTCCCTCTTGCGTTCCCGGAAGATACCGCAACCCTACGATTTATCTGGACTGAGGCCAATATCTCCTGTTGCTCAGGGTCAAGTTTGACGTTTAATATCTCTTTTGCAAATCTATTCCAATCGGCGCGGTATTCCGAAATAATCCGGACATCGTCCTTTGTTACCTTTGTCCGGGCCCGCTTGACCGTCTTTGACTTCGTTTTACTTTTCCCCGCCATTCTCTTTTTCCCTTACGGCCTTGACAATGGCCGCGAAATTATCCATTAAATTCGGCGCATCTATGGATTGGATTGGCATTCCATCAATATACGCCCAAATTTGTTTAATCATAGTTGTATCACCCTCTTTAATCGCTAAATCAAAAATCCGAATAATCAGAAAAGTTAGATACGTTTTCCTTTGCCCAGGTGGATGTTCCATCAATTTTTTCCGAATGCTTTCTGTAATAGAAATAGAGCCTTTCGGCCTACCTTTAGGATTCCCGCTTTGTCCAGGCTTAAAACGATTTCCTTGTTTTTTGCCTGTTTTAACAGGCTTCTCGCTATTCATTATTTCATCTCTCCGTGTACACTTTTACTTATATAAAATAATCTAATAGGTAAATTATATTTTTTTACTATTTTCCATCCGATATCGTGTTTATCTGAAGTAATTAATGCCAAAATGTCAAATGGGTTTCCCGCTTCTTCTGCAAGTATTCCGTAAGCCAATAACTGCGAAATAGCCCTTGATGTTTCGTGAAATGAAAATGTGGGATTTTTACATTCTATGCCTATTGTTTTGCCACTTTTTGTTTTAATGATTAAGTCTATACGTGGTTTATTGGGCCCGAATTTTCTAAAATAAAGACAATGATTGATTAAAATTTTATCTACTTCTTCATTAAAAAAATCCTTAACCCATTTATCTGAATTAAGGCATAAATATTCAACAAATTCCTTTTCGGTCTTAAATCCAGCGTGTTTCTTCTTTTTTTCCATAATTACTCTTTTATAACACAAGTCTTATTGCTATTATTATATCTTTACTACAGGCGCCGCTTTGCTTTCAGGTTTATCTGCTTAATTTTTATCTCCGGGAAGGCCTTCATCATCCGGTCCAGAATGACAGCACAATAACCCGGGTCTATTTCAATACCATAGCATTTCCGGTTAAGATTCTGGCAGGTGACCAATTGACTTCCGCTACCACAAAACGGTTCAGCGCATATTTGCCCAATTTTTGTGTGATTTTTTAGTGGTGCATCCCAAATAGCAATTGGTTTTTGTGTTGGGTGAATACCATCTGATTCTCTGCCTATTTCCCAAACGGTATTTTGGTTGCGTTCACCATAAAATGGCGGTCTATTTCCTCGTTGCCATCCATAAAAGCAAAGTTCGTGTTTCCAATGATAATCACCATGTCCCATAATCAGAGATGGTTTTACCCAAATAATTTGCCTGTGAATGAGAAGACCTGCTGCTGCTGCTGCTGCTGCTGCTGCAAAAAATCCCTGCGTTAATTGTGCATGCCACAAATACCAAGCCGCGTTCTTTTCCAAAAAAGGCAACCAAGACGTAAAACAAGATTCAAGAAAAGATTGCAATTTTTCACCATTATTTTCATCATTTAAGATTGTCTTTCCTTTACCACTTCCTGTCTCGTCATTATAAGCCACTCCATAAGGTGGGTCGGTTGCAAAAAGAACCGCTTTCTCCCCTCCCATTACCAGTGCGACATCTTCCGCCTTCGTACTATCACCGCACAGCAGCCGGTGCTCTCCTATCTGAAACAGGTCTCCGGCCTTAACCTTCCACTTTTTATTCAACTCCGCCGCTTTGTCTATCTGCGGCTCGGCATCTACCGGAGGCGGGGGTTCAAGGTCCAGATTAAACTTTATCTCTTCTTCCGTAAAACCGGCTATCTGTAAGGTTTCAAGTTCAAAATTTGCCAATTCGTCCCAATCATCCACGCCATCGTTCTTATTGCTCTCCAGGGCTACTATCTCGCGCTCCTGTTCGGTCAATTTATGCGGGGACATCTTGCAGAATACTTCCTTGACTCCCAATTCCTTCAGCGCCCGTAATCGCTGATTACCGGATAGGACCGTATTATCCGTGTCAATTTTAAGGACATCGTGGAAGCCCCGGGCGGTTATGCGCTCTTTCAACCGGGTATAGGCCTCCTTGCTTATCTTACGAGGATTCCGGGGCCAGGGTATCAGGTCTGATAATTTAACCTTTTTGACTGGCCATTCCTGGATGTTCATACATTCCCCTTCTTCCTTTTGCCTTTTTTCTTCCCCGCCGGATTCCTTTTCAACCAATCTCCGGCGATATCATCGCGGGCCTTAATCTTCAATTTCTTTCTCATTGCTTATTTTATACCCTATTTGTACGATGATGTCAAATCAGGATTCCCCTTTGACCTTTTTGATGGCGTCGGATAGTTCCTTAATTGCTTGGTCCATTCCCTTGCGCCATTTATCGGCGTCAAGAATAGCAAACCACGATTTATTAACCGCCTCCGCCTTCTCAATCAATACCTTAATGGATTTTCTCATCAATCACCCCCGCTTGGTTTATCCGATAATAAATTACTAATTTTTATCATACATTTTTTCGGATTATTGTTTATTTCGTTTTCGGCTAATCGTAACACCTTATATCCATTCATTCCTAATAGGAAATCGTGTTTACAATCTCTATTTTTTGCCTTCGGTAGAGAGTGCCAATAAAAACCATCAGCATAAATTACTAACCGTTGTTCGGGGATGTAAAAATCAGAAACAGTCCTGCCTTCTGGGATTATTTTTTGTGCTTCGTAAATTATTCCAAGTTTTTTAAGGTATTCTTCAACTTTTAATTCTATGGACGTGTTTTTATTCGGCGTATGTTTCACAAAATATAAACTTCGACAAGAAATAGAACAAAAATAACCACCCTTCTTTCCCCTGACCTGGCTGGGGAATATCTTAAAACTTTTTCCACACGTTACACATTTTCTTTCAATTTTCCCGCCCTGCCAGTTATAATGTCTTTCCCCTCTGATGTTTTCCTTTTTCCAGTGGTGAAAACATTTCTTTGAACAAAACTTACCATCTCCTGTTTTAATGCGGCACTGATAAACATTGAATTCCTTACCACAAAAAACGCATACTTTTATTACTTTTCCTCTACATTCTCTCGAACAAAACTTTCTTGTATTTGTGCGAGAGGGGAAAACATTAAACATCTTCCCGCATCCGATACATCTTTTTTTTATTTTACCTCCCTTCCATAAAACTGATTTTTCTCCTTTTCTTTCTTGGCTATAATATTTACCCATACATTTACGTGAACAGAATTTACCATATCCACGATTAACTTCATACGTTGTTGGGTAGAATATTTTCCCGCAAACAATACATTTTTTAATCATTCCCATTTGGATTTTCATCAGAAGGTGCCACCCACCACATTCCGCAGACATAACAATGGTATTCTGTTCTCCCCGTTATCGGATTAAGCGTAACCTCTATTTGGGATTCGGACGCACAACAATGCGGACATTTATCCATAGATTATCCTCCATAGTAATTCGAGTAAACCTTCGGCTAATAGGAAAATCATAATTTCATTTCCTCCTGTATCCCCGTATTCTCTATCCTCTTTCTGGCTATCTTGCAATATTCCGGGCTTATTTCTATGCCGATGTATCTTCTGCCTAACATCTTTGCGGCTACGGCGGTTGTGCCAGAACCGAGAAAGGGGTCAAGGATAACCCCATTTTCCCTACAATGTCGGGAAGTAATTTTCAAGGCAATAGATAATGGTTTTTGGGTGGGGTGTTTTGTTCGTTCTTTTCCACCTACTATTGGTTCGGTGAAAACATTTGTCATTTCCTTTTGAGTATGAAAAATAAAGTTTGGGTTATCTGTTGTGTTTTTATTTTTCAACGCCCAAAACATAAGTTCTGTGGCTTGACGATAACCAACCAATCTAAATTGAGGCAAAGGATTTGTTTTTTTCCAAACAAGTAATTGTTTCGGATACATATTTTCGGCAAACCATTTACGGTATATTCCGTATAATTGTTCGCTTGTCCAAACAATAACACTTCCGTTGTCAACCAAAACCCGTTTCATTTCAATTAAATATAGTTCGGGTTGAAAATTATAATCCCATTCCCCAAAATCCATATTTATATCGCCATTTTTACCGTTCCTATAATCTCGGAAAATCTTACCCTTTTGGCTAATGTTATACGGCGGGTCTGTCAGCACAAGGTCTATGGACTTATCCGGTATCTGCTTCATAACCTCAAGGCAATCGCCGCAGATAATCTGATTGATCATTTTTTCCACGCCACAATCCCCCAGATTGCCAGAATAACATAGATGGCAAATAGACATCCTTGCGCCGGAAGTCCTTTGTGAAAATCCACTATCATCCAAGCGGCGTTGGTAAACAACCAGATATAAAAACAAGCCCGCAACTTACGGATATTTAAGATAACGCCAATTAAAGACAGGCCGGTTAATAACCACGTCCATTTCACTTTAGCCCCCTTAGCCGCAAATTAACCTGCTGGCCATAATATGTTTCCCCCGTATTTTTAATAAACACGGTGGTAAAGAACGATATCAATAGAATAGCGGCGATTAGAAGATAGACTATGATACGGTTCTCGGAATCCTGGAAGAAGGTCATTTCTCGCTCCAATCTTCCCATTTTTCCGGTGTGTATTTCTGCTCTTGACCGCAAATTTCGCACTTGCGATAGATGGCGGATGGTCTACTAATCGTTCCCTCGCCCTTTTCATTAAAACTAATGGTATTAATTCCCCTCCAATCGTCCGCCCCTCCCCATCTATGACCGTATACTTCGCAGACAATACCTTCTTTTGCCCATTCTTTTATCGCCGCCACCTTCTGCTCTTTGGTGATATTGAATTTGGAGATGTCTAAAAATACGGGTTTATCTGAAATTTGATATGTCGCCGTATGACCAATATCCCACCAATCAACACCACCCGCATTAACCGCAACCATCAATACCAACCCCAGCGCAATCAATAGTTTTCTCATACCCCTCCCTTTAATCTGCGACGGATTTCGGCAAGGCAATCGTTCCAACCCTGAACATATACATCGTTATAGCAAATATCAATATGTTCTTCTTCTTTCGTTTCTTCCGGCAACACCTCCTCCACCATCTTCGCAATCTCGGCGGCGGAATGGCTATACCCCTCAACTGTTACACCGACATCATATTTATAAAAATATTTAATGTTTTTATACATCACTTCCGCCACCTTCTCCACAAATGTTTTATTTTTCATTGGAGTCCTCTGCGTGTTTTCCAAAAATCCATCCGCAAACTTTGCAGAAAAAATATCTGACTATCCTAAATCCATTCCATTCACTTTTAACTTGAATATGTGATTCACCACTATTACAATGTGGACAATTCACTTCCCCTCCTCCAGCCCAAGGGCTTTGTCGTAATCGGCAAGGGTCTTGTTTATTATTGAACACATATCACATTCACAGGTTGTGTTTCCTGGTCTTTTTTCCTTAATCTCTTCATAGATGGCTGAAGCAAGTTGTCTTGACAATACCTTGTAATATTCTTCGGTATGTGAACCTGTATCAAGTATCCGTGAATAAATTACTTTCTCCATCCAATCCATATCATTCTCCTTCCTTTTTATATTTTCGTACGGTATTTTCTACTTGTGTTAATACCCGACTTAAGTTCTCTTCTGGGAGTTCATTTACAATTTGAGTAATGTCTTTTTCTTTATTGTGTGGAGAATACCCACGTTTGAAAATATCAATACATTTATTTGGTAAACTTCCCAATCCACGTATAATCTCATTTCGGGCAAAAGTTACCATTGATTTATTCATATCATTCTCCTTCCTTTTTTGGTGCGTCTGGTAAGGGACAATCTTTTAATATTCCATATCCCTCTTGCATATCATGTCCTAAAGAATAACACCAAGAAGGGTGTAACCCGCTTGGTATACGTTTTCCACATTCCTTACAACTATTTAAAATTTCCCCATCACGAATCTTCTCCATCATTCTCCTTCCGCCAAGATGGCGTCTATTGTTTTATTACAAATTTTACACATCACATCTTTCAATCCCATTTCCTCAAGATGTTTTCTGATATGTTCAACAAAACGGTGGTCTTTCTCCCAAACATCATATACTTCTGGTGACAGAGTAACTGATTTTAATTTCTTTTTAGCGCACATCATTCCTCCTTTTTGCCAAGTTCGGCAAGGGCTTCCAGTTCTGCGATTAGCGTTCTAAACTTGTGTGTTATATCATTTCCGGCGATGTTTATTCCGAGATTATTTACTTTCTGCCATTGTAAAACAACCTCTCTCGCCTTCTCCCGCAACCTATCTATTGCCAAGTGGTCTTTCATTATTGCAGCAAACCTGTCTTCGGATACCAATGCCGCACGATGTCTCCAAATTGACCGTTCTTTTGGTGTCCAACTCTTTTGAGAACCGTTATCCCTCTCGCATAATTTACACATCTCATTCCTCCTTTGCACCCATCATAGCAATCTGACAACTTTGCCTTGAGACAATAATTTTTAACCTCCCTATCTCCTTCTCCTTCTCGGCAAGGAGGGCACGGACTTTATCAACGAGATTATACAATTCAAGGTGGCTTCTAACCACCATGCACACATCTTTCTTGCCGTGGATATATTGACATGGTGTATCAAAGTTTTCTAATTCCTGTCTTGTGTACATTCTCTCCTCCTGATGGGGTTATTTATTTGCCTCAAAAAATGCCTTCGCAAATCCGGCGGGTGTTATACTTCGGCGTGTTGTTCTGTCATATTTTCCGTAAAATTCTCCGTGTATTTCTTTGGTGGATAAACTATCAAACTTCGGCTTGGAACATACTATCGGGTTTTTCTTCGGCTCGTTAAAAATTCCCCACAGGGCGGTTTCTTTTTTGTAGTTATCCCCAAATTCATAGGGTTGAAATGTAAACGCTGGTTTACCTAAAAACCATTTCAGCATACCCCTTGCCGGATTTTCTAAAGCCCAAAATTTTAACGGACTAAATTTTTGCGTGTCTTTCTTTATTTGATATTGGGCTTCCGCAATAATCCTTAAACACCCAAAAACAATTTCCATCGCTCCCGCTAAATCTCTTTTATTTTTAGCGTTTGTTCGGCAAAAAGAAAACATCGTGCAGGGTGGCGCAGCAAAAATCCCATATACACGTTTACTTCTCGTATAATCAAATTCCTTATTGTGATACCAGTGATTTAGGTGTTCTAATGTAAACTCTCGCACATCCCTATCGGGAAGTGTTATATTAAAGACATCATACCCAGCGTCTTTATATGGTTTAGACCACGAACCCGTGCCACCACACAAATCAAGGATAATTTTATCCATTACTACCCCCTTTTAATATCTCTTTAATTTTCTTTGCCATCTGCTGGGCTTGCTTACGGGTGCGGAACATATTACCAATATCCCAATCCATTTTAAAATCAATATCGCCAGCATTGTAACTTCTGCAAATAGTTATCCCGTGAACAAATAAGCAAACCTGAAAATAGTTTTCTCCCACTTTCGGCTTCCACTTCATCTTCTTCTTTTTATTCTTCCACCGGTCTTCTTCCCAGGAATGGTCAGCATAGTAACTCATTTCCCTCCTTTCACTTTCCGCCAAAGG